ATTGAAGCGGATCAGGCAAAAATCGTGAGCAGCGAGCTGCTCAAAAAGGCTTCCACCGAGCTGTTATATGACAGCCTCGATAAAATCTACCGCGATTATATCGGCGCTCCGGGCATCCCTCTCTCCGTCCGGCAAAGGCTTGTGAATTTGTATGCCGTCTATGCAGGCCTGGGCGGAAACGGGCATGGCGAAATCATGTATCGTGAGCTGCTGGAGCTGCCGATCATTACAGAAACTCCATTACAGTAGGAAAGGAGCATCTCAATTGGCTGCAACAATCTACATCGCCGCCGGGCACGGCGGGAGCGATCCGGGCGCGGTAAGCGGTAAATACATCGAAAAAGCGCTGACCCTCAAAACCGCGCTGGCTTGCCAGAATTACCTGAGAAATTACGAATGCGAGACCGTCATGGCCCGCACAACGGACAAAAGCTGTACAGTTGCTCACAAAATGGAGGAAGTCGAGAAGAAACGGCCCTCCCTCGTGCTCGAAATCCACTATAACGCCGGCGGAGGGGAGGGCTGCGAGGTCTACTACTGGCACACGCACGCGCCCTCGAAGTCACTAGCGCAAAAAGTGCTTGCTGAAATGGTGAAGCTCGGCCAAAAAAGCCGGGGGATCAAGGAGAGCAAGGCAGGCACAAGCTACAACTTCGGCATGTGCCGCCAGGCGGCCACAACGGGTATCCCCTCCATCCTCGGCGAATATGCGTTTGTAGACAACGCAAAGGATCAGGCGAAGATCAACTCAGATGCGAAGCTCAGGGCAGTCGGTGAGGCGTATGCGAAGGCGGCGATTGTATACCTCGGTTTGAAGAAAAAGGCAGAGCCCCCAAAGCCCTCCCCGGGCGGCGGCTCTGGTGTTATCACTGTAGGCAGCACGGTCAAAGTCTCTGGCGCAAAGTATGCCACCGGCCAGACGATCCCCGGCTGGGTCAAATCCACCACGCATAAGGTGTCGGAGATCAGCGGCGATCGGGCGCTGCTTGGCCACAACGGCGGGATCAACAGCTGGGTCTATCTCAAGGATCTCGCGCTGGTATCCGGAGGGGCCGCCCAGCCGGAAAACCTCTACGCCAAGGGCCGGGCCGTCCGGCTGGATAACGTTGCCCTGTACGGCTCCGCGACCGCCAAAACGGCGGCTGGCCGCAAGACGGGCACCTATTACCTCTATGATGGCGTGGAAATCAGCGGAAGATACCGGATCACCACCAGCGCCGCAAATTGCGGCAAAACGCCCACGGGTAATTATGTGACTGGCTATATTAACAAGTCGGATATCCGGTGATGGGAGGCGTTGCAATGGAGCCGGTAGATAAGGCAGTTTGCGAGGCAAAGTGCAAGGTAATGGATGAGCGTTTTGCCCGCGACCTGAAGGATATCGATAACTGCAAAAACCGCTTGCAAAAAATCGAGGAGCTGACAATCCAGATGGCGGAGCTGGTGAAAGCCAGCCAGGAGGCGAACCAGAAAGCGCTGGACGATCATAATGATCGGCTAACGGCGCTTGAACACCGCCCGTCCATGTGGTGGGATAAGCTGCTGTCGGCAGGGATCTCCGCAGGTGTGGCGGCGTTAGTCAGTCTGATCGCATCCGTGATTGTGAGGTGATAGGATGCTGGTATCAATCCCGATTATGATTATCACAGCGGTCACCTGGCTGCTGTCCAAACTGATCTGACAAACACAAAAGCCCTCCGTCGAGTGGCGGAGGGCAGAAATTATATTTTGGAGGAATTATCATGAATATTAACTGGAAAGTCCGTCTGAAAAATCCGACCTTTTGGGCGCAGATCATCCTGTCCATCATCAGCCCGATCCTAGTGGGCCTGGGTGTGCAGTGGCAGGACATGACGACCTGGGCGGCGCTGTGGGATGCCCTATGCAATGCGGTAAGCAACCCCGTGATTGTAGTGTCGGTCGTTGGCTCCGTGTGGGCCTGCATTACCGATCCGACCACCAAGGGCACGGCGGATAGCAAGTTGGCCATGAGCTATACTGCGCCGAAAACGGACGCGGATGAAAAAAACGAATAGGACATGACAATCCCCGGAATCCTGCATGGGTTCCGGGGCTAAAATTTTATATTTTGGTGGAATTAAAAGAACTGTAGAATTTTATTTGATCGATATAGAAAATATTTCCTATTTATCGATATCCAATTGTCTCTTTATTATTTCGCAGTAAATATCGTCTCTTCTGTTATCGGATACTCGTTCTGCTAATGTAATTGCAGATAAAAACTTTTCGTTTTCGTGTAAAGCTTTATAGTAATGATTTAGCTGAAGTGCTGATTTATTATGCACCCATAAAACAGTTCCTGCAATCACTTCAGTAATGGCTCCCGCTATGACTGTTATAATTGCAACATCCGTGTGTTTGAAACACGCCGCAATGATCGAAGCTATTAGGATAACAATACCGACAGCACAAGCAATGATAGAAAAACAGTATGAAATTTTAGCCTGACGCTTACTGATCGAAAAGTACTCTGTAGTCTCATCGTTGTTTTTTAACATTAACGCGATTATGTCTTTTTTGCTTGCATTATCATCTTTAGATTGTGCTAGACTTTGGATAGGAGGACTTTCTAATTTTAACGTTAGATAGTCCCTATACTCTGATGTTTTACGATTTGACGGACGGTTTCTTGCTCTTAAATAAAAACCAACTATAAAAGTAAAAAAAGAAAATATCAAAAGCACTGCAAGTGCTGGACTTGGGTTATCAAAAAAAGTTGCAGTTATCGCACCTATTAAGTAAAGTGCCAAACCGAATGACATTATAAATGTGTAAAATCCTTTGGATTCCCATATTCTATTTGGGCGATGCTGCTCTTCATATTTTTTAACTCGTCCTGAAGGAAGAGGAGCTTCCAAACGAATTTCTCGAGAATTTGGTGGAATATCTTCCTCTTGCGCTATAGGTGGTATATCAAAAAATTCATCTACAGAGATATCTTTTTGGTGTTCAAGTTTAGTTTTATCCGACATAGTCGTTCTTGATATCCTCATCGTCTAACGTTAATCGTTGCGATTCATACGCCTTTCTCCACGCACTTCCTTCTAAGTGTGTTATTTTAGATAAGGATATTCCATCTCCGTACTTATATTTGCCCCAAACGTTATTGATGGATGCGCATAAATCTTCGTCCGCAGCTTCGTTTATGACATATACTTCATTGTTCGCAGTTTTAGCAAACCGCGTAATTGGTTTTGCTTTAAATGTTTTGAATTCATCATATACACTTCTAAGGACAGGCCCGTATTGCCAAGTTTGAAACTCTTCGGTAAACAAAGGAGAACCCGTGCTCTGTAAGTAATCACGATAGATAAAATAAATCAGTTTTTGGAGTTTCATTGGAGAAACAGGGATGTCTTCATCAAACGACTTTTTTAATATTGTATTACTTAACGCTTGTACCGAAATCATACGTGTTCTACCTCCTTTTGATACTCCTCTGTTTCCATCCAAATCATACCATATTTTATAATCGTTTGTATATACCTTTTTTTGATTTTTTATAAATTTATCCGATTTTTTACATAAAAAGGGGAGATTAAACTGTTTTAATATATTTTTCAT